CGAAATTGCCGAAATAGCGGTATTCGATGGTGGTGGTGCGCTGGGTCTGGGTGGTGGTGGAGCCACTACCGCCACCGCCCTTGCCGCCCCCTGAAGAAGACGCCGTGGCGGTGGATTCAGTGACCGTCTCGACGATGTCCTCATCGAAATCCGTGGCCCAGATGAGCTGGCCGGACAGACGCGCCCGCCCGAAGGCGCGGGGAATGGGCGCGCCTTCGCTGGAGGACATGACCTGCACATCCGAGAGGCGCGGGCCTTCGACCGTGTATTCCTGAAGGAACTCCTGGGACGGTGCCCCGAAGAGATGCTGGTCCGCCAGCGAGCCGATACCAGCCCCGATGGCATTACCGATGGCGGCACCGGTGATGTTGGTGCCGAGGACAGTGAGACCGGACGGCAGCAGGGCGTTGCCCGCCGCCGCGCCGGCCGTGGAAAGAAGAACAGATGCCATGGGGTGCCGTGTACTGAAGGAGGCCGGTCAGGTGGGAATGCAGGCGGGCCAGCGGCAGGCGGCGGCAAGGCGTGTGTGCCACCAGCGGCCGAGATGGGTTTCACATACGGCGCGGCCCGAATAGGCATGGATCATGGTGTCGGTTCCAGTGGCGGTGCCGGTGAGGATGCCTGCATGCTTGATGGGGCTGTGGGGCACCATGCGGAACAGCAGCACGTCGCCTGCGCGCAGATCATCCAGCGGCGCGGGCTCGAGATGGCGCGAGGCTGCGTTGTGCAGCGTCTCCTCACCGGACACCTCCGCCCATTCAGGCGTATAGGGCGGGACTGTTTCCGGCTCCTGCCCATACAGCGCGCGATAGATGCCGCGCACGAGGCCTAGACAATCCGTCCCCGCGCCCCGGCAGCTGGCCTGGTGACGGTAGGGCGTGCCGAGCCAGCGCCGTGCCTCCTCAAGGGCGGCGACATTCATCGGAAGCGTGTGGGGGCGCGTCATGGGGGCGGGCCTATTGGAGGGAGCCGCCGGAATGGCCCTCGCCCCGGCGCGGGTAGCTGGTGACGAAGTCATTGCCGGGCATGAGGGGGAAGCCGCGGAAGTTGAGGATGTTGGCGAACTTCGCGCGGCAGGTGCCAACGGTCTTGTCGCAGCCGGCAGTGACCGTGACGGCATCGCCCGTATCAAAGACGCGGGGCGTGGACTGCCAGAACTCGATGAGCGTGCCGGTCGCCGTGCGCCGGTGGCCGCGCACTTCAAAGGACAGGCCCTGGTTCACGCCACCGGTGGCGGTGAGCACGCCACGGTCGAACCAGCCGGAAGCGAAGTCATCGAGGCCTGCGATTTCCACCGAGCGGGCATCGGGCATGGCGGTGATGGTGCCGGTGCCGTGAAAGGCCGCCGAAGCAAGATCGACGCCGCAGCGGGCATCCCCCAGAACCGCATCGCAGGTGAACTGGTAGATGCGGCCGACCGGCTGGTTGAGCTTATGGGCAAGGCCACGGATCTCTGCACGGAAGGAAGAGCCGCTGCGGGTTATTTCGCCGAGATTGCCCTTGCGCATGAGGACACGCTGGGCCGTATCCGCCCAGTTGACGCGCCAGATTTCCACCACCGCGTCATCGAAGCGCCCGGCGGCCAGGTCTTCTTCCGACAGGCGGTCGGATGACAGGGCACCGACCACATCGAGATTATCCACCGCCAGGCCCGTGCTGCTTTCAATGGCGCTGGCACTGATGGCGGCGACCGCCTCGAAGACAGTGCCGCCGAAGGACACGTCCTCATCATGATCGGTGAAGCCGAGTGTCAGGCCGTCCGGGCGGACCAGCCGCCAGCAGTGACACAGGGTGGTGGCCCCGCTGTCGAGATGCGCCTGGAATTCGGGCGAGAGGGACTTCATACGCGCACCTCCACCAGCGGGATGGACGGGATGTCGCCCGCCAGGATGTCGCTCAGGCGGATATCCAGATGATCCGTATCGAACCGGACGGGGACATCGAACTCATAGCCCGCCGTGATGGATGCGCCGGGACCGGGAATAGCGAGGAAGGCGAAGGTGACGAGACCGGTGGTGTGATCCACCGTGACATCTGTGCCGTCCGTCTGCTCCGCGCCGTCGACCGCGATGCGGACCGTGCCTGCCACGGGCTTGGCGATGGGACGGGTGTAGCTGTCATCGCCGCTTGCGTAGGTCTTGGTCAGCTGGAAGGCCTGGGTGGCGCCGTCACCGGTGCCGATGAGCTGATCCGCCGGGGAGACTTCGGTGGCCGGCGGGCAGGATTTGAAATCCGTGTGGTCCTTGTAGCGGAAGCCATGCAGGCGGCCGCGCCGTGCTTCGAAGAAGGCAATCACTTCGTGCAGATCATCCCGGCCCGTGAGGCCGTAGCCCGCATTGTAGCGGCGGCGGGCATGGGCCCAGGGGGTGTTGCGCTCTTCGAACCCGTTGGCGAGTTCGACAATTTCGGTGCGGCGCTCCGGGCCGCCGCTGGAGCCGAAGGAAATGCGCGTGGGAAAGCGCACATCATGAAAGGCCATTGGGCTGCGCTCCTACTGGGTGCGCCGGGCGCGGGCGAGCGCCCGGCTCATGACGCCTGCAATCTGCGCTTCGGAGCGCTGGAACGAGCGGGCATCCGGCGTGGAGACATTGACGGTGACGGAGATAGGGGCTGCCCCTGCCCCCGCGCTGACGCCGAGGCGGCCATCGGCCCCGCGGGACAGGGGGAGGATCGCCTCCGGACCGGCCTCCCCCATGAGGCCCATGCCGCCGGTGAGCGGAAACGCCGTGGGCCCGCTGACCACGCCGCCACGGGCGAAGGGGCGGACATTGCCGCCTGCCACCACCGCGCCGTTGGCGGCGGCGAACAGGCTGCCGAGCGCATTGGAGGCGATGGACCCGATGCCGTCAGCTATGGGGTCCAGCGCTGCATCAAACACGGAGCGAGAGGCCTGGAGCGCCACGTCGCGCAACACATCGGACAGGTTTTCGCCGCGCAGGATCACCCGGTCGAAGGCGGAGCCCAGGGACTGGGAGATGGTATCGCCGACGGAAGCGGCGATGTCTCCCACCTCCTGCATGCCCTGCTCCAGGTCGCTGAGATCCGCGCTGACGGATACGGAGAGGCCGTCGATTTCGGTCATGGGTCGGGAAAGGCCTCCATGAGGGCTGAGAGGTCCCGCCGCGCCAGAGGGGGGGATGGCGCGGCGGGGTGGGCCATGGCCGGGGCTGTGGCGCCGGCGGTCGCGCGCACAAGCTCACACAGCGTCATGGCCCAAAAGACGTGTGGCGGCAGACGGAGACGGCCAAGGCCCGTTTCCATCACATGCCGCCAGGGAAAAGGCGTTTGCGTCACGCCGGGCCGCTGCCCGGTGAGGCATCCGTCAGGGGACGGAAGGTGGCAGCCATGAGGTCTGCCACGATGCGGACATAGCCGGGGACGCCGCCTTCAACGCGCATGGCGGCGACGGTGTCATCAAGCACGTCCTCCCCTGCCCCGCGCAGGCCCGCGGCGATGATGCGGATGCAATCGCGGGCCGCGAGGCGACCGGAGGTCAGCTTTTCGGCGATGGCCAGAATGTCGGTGCCGCCGAAGGCCTGTTCCAGCTCGGCAAGCGCGCCGAGGGTGAGCACGAGGGTGCGGGGACGGCCATCGAGGATGGCGGTAATTTCGCCGCGATGCGCGTTGGCCATCGGATCAGGCCGCCGTGAAGGTGAGCGCACCGGCGGAGGCGAGTGTCAGCTCATAGGTCATCTCGCCATTGTGCTCACCGGCATAATCGAGGCCGGTGATCTGGAACGGGCCCTCGACGGTGCCGAAGCCGGGGAGAATGACCTGCCAGTCGCGGATGGTGCCTGCGAAGAAAAAGTCGCGGGTGGTGGCGTCGGTGGCGGCGTCCTTGAAGATGCCGGAGCCGCTGAGGGCGGCGGACTTGATGCCCGCCTCGCCAAGAAGCTCACGCCAGGCACCGGCGGAATCCGCGTTGGTGACGTCGATGGTCTGGGCATTGAAGGAGAGCGACCGCGAGCGCAGGCCCGCGACGGTGACGAAGCTGCCTGTGCCGGTGCTGTCGAGCTTGAGGAGCAGGTCTTTTCCCTTCTGGGCGGTCATGGGGGTCTCCAGTGCGGATAGCGGTTCGGGTGGGCTCAGATGTCTTCGGTGACGGCGCGGTAATCGAGCACGCCGTGCCAGGTGCGGCCGTCGGGATCGGTGAGGATCCGGGCACTGACGAATCTCAGATTGACCAGATGGCCGCTTTCCAGGGCGATGTCGGCGTCATGCAGGCAGGAATGGATCGCGTCCGCGATGGCGCGGATGGTGCGGCGGCCACCGTCGCGGGCCCAGACATGCAGGCGCAGCTCGTGCTCGGCACCTGTGTCCGTGCCGGTGCTCCAGTCGCGCCAGGCGCCATCGCCCAGGCTGACGTAAGGCAGGGCTGCGTGGGGCGGGACACGGTCATAGAGATGCGGGCCGCCGAGCAGGCTGGTGAGCGGGGCGTGGGCGGACAGGGCTGTGACCAGCGCCTTCTGCAGGGCCCAGTCATGGGTGCCGGTCATGGGCGTGGGCTCCCGTGCAGCTGGCGCAGCAGGCGGATGACGCGGGCGCGGAAGGCGGTGGCATGGCGCGCCACGGCGGGGCCAAGCCAGGGATAGGCGGGCATGCGCCGTGTGCCGAACTCAAGGAAAGTGCCGTAGTCGAGCGGGGTGGTGATGCGGGCCATGAGACTGCCTGGAGATGGCTGGATGCGCAGGGACCGGGCAAGGCGGCCGGTGCGGGAAACCGGGCGAAGACCGGCATTGTCGAGGTGGGCGCGGGCGTCGCGGCGGATGGCTTCGGCCACGTCGCCGACCTCAGCGGCAAGGGCCTTGCGGATGCGATCCGTGTGGCGGGCGAGGCCGCGGCGGGCGGTGTCCTGGCCGGTGAGCCGGGTGCGGATGCGGGTCATGGCTGGTGCTCGTGGCAGCGGGCCTCGGTCCAGCGGCGCGTGCCGTCGGGGTCGAGGACTGCATCGACGCTCAGTGTCTGTGTGCCGTTGCGGAGACGGTGGCCGGGGCGGAGGTCGGTGCGGTGGCGGCAAGTGACGCGGTAACGGATGGCGCCACCGGGCTGTTCTGCATCGGTGCCAGGGCCGGCTGACAGGGGCGTGACGGCACCCCAGAAGCTGGTTGCGACCTGCCAGGATCGCGTGGTGCCGCCGCCGCCATCGCTTGCATCAATGGGGATTTCGAGCACCAGCCGCTTGCGGAGCTGGCCGGGGCGCAGGGCGTAGAGCTGGGTCATGGGCTTAGAGCTTCGGCAGGCGGTAGGGGGCGATGAGGGCATCCACGGTGGCGGGGATGCGGGCGGCGCTACCATTGAGGACGACGGGCACGCGGTTTTCGTACCAATGGGCAACGAGCAGCAGGACGGCATGGGCGAGCGGCGGCGGCACGGACTCGGCATTAGTGCCGTAGCCTGCGTCATAGGCGATGCGGATGCCGTCCACCGCTGCGCCGGGCGCGGGCCAGGCATGGCCCGGCGGCGCGATGAGGCGGGCGCGCAGGCCGGTGCGGTCGATGTGCCAGGTATCGGAAGCCAGCGGGGTGACGGTGCCGGAGGCGTCCGCCACTTCCACCGAGTTGACGGTGATGAGCGGCGGGTGCGGGAGCGGGACCGCGTTTTTGTGCGGCCAGCGGTTGAGGGTGAGCGCCAGGCTGCGGGTGATGAGGGCGCGGCCGGTGCGGGTCTCGACCGTGTGGCGGGCCGTGGCGATGAGGGACGCAAGCAGTGCGTCTTCATCGGCGGCGTCGATGCGCAGCAGGGTCTTCGCCTCCGCCAGCGAGACGGGCTCGCTGGCGGGCGGCGTGAGGGTGGTGACTGACATGGGCTGCCGATCAGACCGGGCGCATATGGGCGTGGCCGAGCAGGGCCAGGGCTGCGAGCGGTGTGCCGGAGGCGTGGACGCCGGTGAACTCCGCCACGACGCGGGAATAGCGGCGGCCGCCGACATAGCCGACGCGGTAGGTGGTGCCGTCTTCGGCGGGGTCGTCGATGACGGCGTAGGCACCGGACGCCCCGAGCGTGGGGCCGAGAGCGTCGGCATCGGTGGCGGCCTCCCAGCCCACACCATCATGGGAGTGTTCGAGCTTGAGGGTGATGCTGACCGAGGGAGACAGGGTGTCGCCGGAGGCACCGAGGGTGACGGCGTGGTCGACGCTTTCAAAGCCGCGGCGATCAACGGCGGTGCCGGTGGCAGTGGCGGTGTGGGTGGCGGGGGCAAGCGTGTGCTGCACCGCCACCTGGTTGTGGAGGTCGCGCATTGGGAAATCCTTGACTGTCTGGGAACGGAGGATCAGGAGGTTGCGAACTTCATGAGCTTGATGGCTTCGAAGTTCTGCACGCCGCCGCCGACGCGCTTGGTGGTGTAGAACAGCACGTAGGGCTTGCGCGTATAGGGGTCGCGCAGGGTGCGGACGCCGAGACGGTCAACCACCAGATAGCCGCGGCGGAAGTCACCGAAGGCAAGCGCTGTGGCGTCGGACGCAATGTCCGGCATGTCCTCGGCCTCGGTGATGGCAAAGTTGAGGAGCGTGGCGGGCTGACCGGCGGCGAGGCCCGGCTGCCAGAGATAATTGCCGTCGGCATCCTTGAACTTGCGGATCTCGCCCTGGGTGGTGCGGTTCATCACCCAATGCGCATTGGCGCGGTAGCCGGCCTTGAGCGCATAGACGAGATCGACAAGCGCGTCCTGCGGATTGGAGGCGTGGAACGCGCCATCAGCACCGGAGGGCAGATAGCCGAGCCTGCCCCAGGACCAGCTGTCATCAGCAACGCTGTCATAGGCAAGGAAGCCGCGCGGCTTGCGGATGCCGTCGCCGGTGACGAAGGCTGAGCCTTCCTGCTCGGCAAAGGCGATCTGCACTTCGGAGGCGAGCCACTCCTCGATATTGACGGCGCTGTCATCGAGCAGGGACTGGGTGGCGGCGGGCATAGCGTAGAGTTCCATGGTGGGGAACTCGACTTCAGACAGGACGGGGGCGGATGTCTCGGGCCGGGTGTCCGCTTCGCCAACCCAGCCGGCCTGGGCGCCGGTGGTGGCGATGGGCTTTTTCAGGGACGCGCCGGAGACCTGGCGCACATCGGCGATGGC